GAAAATCGTCCAAGCATTATCTGTATTGATATTTGTGGTATTAATTGTTTCTATACATTTTCTGTAAATAAGGAACACTGTGCTATACAATACAGCATTTACTATCAGCATCCACCATGTCATAACATTTTCAATGTGTTCGATAAATTTTCTCATATATTCTCACCTCACACATCTAATTTGGCGTCGATCTTCTGTATGCTCTTACCTTAGTCCCATCTGACTTTTTGTAAGAATGAACGGTTACAATTTTTTTGTTCTGTAGTCCATGACTACTCGATCTTGTTTTTGCCATATTATTATATCCTTTCTATAAAAAATACTTTTATGAAAGGACTGCACAACTGACAATACAGCCTTCATGCTTTATAATCTAGGCTTTCTTTTTATCTTTATCGTCCACCCAGATTTTGAATGCTCTTTTACCATAATCTCTGGCATAAATCTTGTTACCATTCTTATCTGTAATCCATGTACGAAAAATATACATATATCATTCTCCTTTCACATTTTCCTGGTTGCGAAAGGTTTCCAAAAGTGCTATAATCCAATTGTCTAGAGAGAATTATAGTGTCAGTTGACTGTTGAAAAACTTTCAACGACCAGCCAAGCATCTTGTGTGCTTGGTTTTTTCTATGTAAAGACATTATGTCAATACATCAATCCGAACCAAAAAACTTATGCTACCTCAAACAGTTTTAGCATCTTTACTTCATATTCTGTATAGTCATATCCGCCATGTTCTAGCCACATTTGATAATATTGGTATGCATAATTTGCAGCCTCATTACTTATATCAAATACTTCCATAATACTTTTTGGTGTTACCGTCTCAAGAATTGTATGTACTAATGGCGGCGGTGCAAGAGCATACTTTGCAAAAAAATTTGCTTCTGCTTCCTCCTCCGCGCCTTCTTCAATATGACCAAGCGTGTAATGCCCAATCTCATGCATAATTGTTTGATTAATTCTTCTGTAACTTCTACACGAATCATTATAGTAGATTATCCATTCACCATTTTCCTTTTCAATAGAAAAACCATCCTCACTAAATTTTCGTGCAGCCATCTGTTGGATTGCATCCAACGCAGAATATGGTACAACTGTAAGTCCCATTTTTACGGCCATCTCAAACCCATTTATAGGAACACACTTTATATCATATTGCAAAAAAGTGTCCACTACTACTCGCTTTATTTCTTCATATTGTTCACTCTTTAAGTACATTATTCCTCCTAGTTACTAGACATCAAAATACTAATCAATTCCATTTTTTCTTTCTTAGACATTTGAGCTGCATTTCTTGCAATCATTACCTTAACTGCTTCGATTTCTCCACATTTATCGATTTCCTCTTCTTGTCCAAGCAAAAAATCTGTGGTTGTTTCCAGTGCATTGGCAATTTTTACTAAATTGACGCCTCGAGGAACGCGATCCCCCCTCACATAATGAGAAATTGCCGATTCTGTCAATCCAGTTTTGCAAGCCAATTGCTTTTGTGTCATCTTTTTCTGAGAGAGCAACTCTGCTATCCGACTTGTTACACTTCTTGCCATTGTTTTTCCTCCTAACAGATAGTATCCGGCTACTGCACTATCTATAATACTCAATATTATCATTTTGTCAAGTCAAAATTATCAAATTGTGCATTTTTTAATTATATAAAAGTTGATATTTCCAACTTTTGTTTCAACGCAAAAAGCCGTGGCGGGGTAAGTGCCACGGCTTGTCCTATCTCTAATACACAAAACTCTTTACACCCGTGTCGGCGCAGATCCACTCTTCTTTTGCTGATCCAGAGATATTCATCCAGATCTGCCCCTTACTATCTCTGGTCGTTGCCTTGTTGCATACCGCGCGGTTCCCGATCTTTCCAATGATCTTTCCCTGTGTACTCGGTGTTGATCGGATGCGCAGATTGTCCACATGTACGAAGTAAGCCTGTCCAGGCTGATAGTTCGGCTGAACATGCTGCACCTCCGCCGCTTTGACTGCCGGCTGATTTGTAGATGCAGTAGTAACTGGCGCATTAAACAACGCCACCTCTGCCGCTCTACGCTGCACCAGTCCCGGCAACTTTCTTCCTGCCGCTTTACAATACTGTGGCATTGCCGCCGCGATCTGTACTGTATTTCTGCCCGCGCATAATCTCTTGAGGTTGCCCTGTCCGCAATTAAAAGCAAAGCTAACCAGTGCCGCGAACTGATTCTCATTAAGTTGCGCAGTGATCGGCACATATGCAGTACTGTTGACATACCGCTCAAATTTTTCCAGATCCTGCCGCAGCAATGCATCCGCCTGCGCCTGTGTAATAGCCTGTCCACTATGTACGCCAGATGTATGACCATACCCGATGGTCCATACACCTGCAGAGCATTTGTAGGCTGTCAAACGACAGCCTTCAAAGCGTTTAATAAGTGCAATCCCCGTTTCATTGATTTTTCTGTGAGCCATGATTACTCCTCCTTACACTCTTCGCATTCCGGCAGACCCGCAATAGATGTCAGCATAGATGCAATTCCGGTTACAATCGTTGTCTGGATCAAAATGCTCCATGCAGTTTCGTTAAAAGCACCAATCACAAGCATACCGCCTGCTGTCTGTGCCATAGTCTTTACTGCGCGGATCCCCGCTCTCTTGAACCACTCCTTTGTACTTACACTCGGTTTTAAAACACAATTCTTAAACATACTCTTCACCTTTTTAACCTTTCTTATAAACTATTCAGTTCCTACTTAAATACGCCAACTTCAACGGCATAAATAAAAAATCCCACCAGTGCCGTGGCAAACGTCCCGATCAGCGCATTGATGGATTTTGTCTGTTTTTCCAGTGATGCGCAAAGGCTGTCCACCTTTGCGTCCGTTACTGCAACGCCTTTTTCCAAAGTGCGGATTCTCTCCGCGTGATCGTTCAATCGATCTTCTGTTGTCTCCAACTGTTTGCTGATGTATTCATCGTTCAATGCCATATGATTCCTTTCCGCATAAAAATACCGCAGAGATTTCTCCCGCGGTTTCTATGCATCTTTATTCACTTAACTCTTTTTTCAGTTCCTTTTTATCCGCATAAGGCAATTTCGGATAACTGTCCAGGATTGTCTTCAGATCTTCGCCCTGGCTTAATCTCGCCCGGATTGCTTTGAGCATGATACGTTTTACGCTTGCTGTCATTCTGTCTCACCATCCTCTCCGTACAACAGCCCTGCGACCGCTGTTGCCAAATCATCGATACTGGTCTGCTGATCGGCAAGACGCTGTGCCGTTTTGTCCGCCGGTCTGCATTCCAGTACCGCCGTGTACGTTCCTCCACCATCTGCCTGCTCCAGTGATAATCTGGAAAGCGTGAGGTTGCTCTGTCTCTCAACCACAACATCCTCTTCTGTAACAATCTGGATGGTCTGCACATTTTCATCCGTGATCTTGCTCAACAGATCCTTAAATGCGTCCCTGCCCTCCAACGGAATACGAAATGTACTGCCGCTTTCCTGTGAAGTATTCAGCATTGTTCCGTCTACTAAAATAATATGGTTCATTTCAGTGCTCCTTTCTCAAGGGCTGATACCCTTGTCTGTAATATATCAATCTGTGACTGCTGCATCTGTACCAGCTTAATAAGCGGGCTTACCAGCTTTGCGTAGTCAACACTCATGATCTGATTTTCCAATCCTTTTGATTCGTCAAAGTTCGTTTCGTCATATCCTTCTGGTACCGTCACCGCGTGCGGAAAAAGCTCCAAGAGTTCCTCTGCGATCACACCTTCCTGGCCTTTCTGGCCGCCGAACGCCTCCTTATAATCAAAGTCGACGATCCGAACGTCCAGAATCTTTTTCGCTTCCTCCTCGGACATGTCCCGGATATTCTCTTTTATCAATCGAGACGATGGATTGGTAAATGAATATCCCTGGACAGGAATCCATGCTGTTCCGTTCGTATTTCTGCACTGCACTCTTGACCCAAGCAAGTCCACATAGGTGTTATTGTTATTTCCATCTCCTGATGCGACTACGATTGGTTTTCCATCCGGTCCCTGTATACGCGATGGATACATGATATTATGTCCGTTCATATTCAATACGCCATTCATGGTATCTCCTGATTTCGCCAATCTATTATTCGCATTTGTATTTGCTGACGATGCAGCATTTCTTGCTGTCTGATCGACAGCGCTTCCCGCCGTCTTAGCATATTTTACTGACTTAACGTCATCCGCAGTATTATCACAGTTACCAAGCCCGACCTGTGCCTTGGTAACACCATGTGGATTACTTTTGTTCTGGATATGATTTGCAAGCGTATTCGCCGCCGCCGCGCCAAGCTGTGCAAGCGTAACACCATGCGGATTATCTTTGTCACCGATATGCGCGATCAATGCGCCTACGGCTTTCTTAATCTTGCCAAACGCCGATAGATATGGTTCCCCGCTTTTCAGTTCTTCCAATTCCTTTGATTCTTCGTAAACCGGAGATTCCAGAGCTCCAATATGCTCGTCAATGGTCTCCATGTTGTCATCAAAATCCTGCACATCGTAAAAATCGTCCTGCCCCGGCTTTTTCAAACTGCAATTCTTTGTTGTTTCCAACGTATCACCTCTTTCTTTTAAAACGGCTCTTCCCGTAATTCTTTGTGCGTATACTTTGCAAGCTGTCCGCGCGTCAACCCAGTACCTTTTATGATCCCATGCGTATTATACATAAGATCTACATCAAGGATCAGATTGAGCGGCACAACACGTTCCAGCATCTGCTCCGCTTCATTTCGGAACTGCTTGGATTTCAGTGCCACACGAACAGTCAGCGTGTAGGCATCGTGATCCAGTTTTATGGTATACCCGTCTGATCCGCAGAGTGCCGCCAGCTGTTTGCACAAAGTCCGATAGGTATACGGCTTATCTTCAAGCAGTCTTGCGCGGATGCGGAAATTCCGAAATTCGATCGCATCCGTATCAAACGGTGTAATCTCCAATATCTTCTCCCACCGGGAAGCACCGGCAACACTCTCATCTGTAATGAACGCTTCGTTGAACAGATCATCTATGGCATCCCACAGCTCCGCTACCGTAGGCTGCTCTACCCTTGCCAGCTCCCGAAACTCCGCATAGGTTTTCAGGATCTCCGGGAGATAATCAAGCAACTGTCTATCCACTGATCTCCCCCCTTAATGGAATCTCATCGACACCAAGCTGTATATTCTCGGCTTTCCCGTTTAATTTCGTATCTGCGACATCCAGAATTCCTTCCACATCCAATAATGCCGCTTCAATCTGCTTGATCCTGACTACCAGACCCGCCACACTATTCTCCCAGTCACGCCGCAGGGACAGCAGATATGTTTCAACTGCCGTTTCGATCCGGCTCTTGATATCCGCAAACGTATATCCGGTATCAAATGTAATGGTCGTTACTACGTTTATTTTTACACCCGCAGCGCCGGCAATCGTAACAATATGACCGATCGGCGCAAGGCCATCTCCCTCGGCATGATTCTGCTCTGGATCGATGATCATCTGGATGTTATCGATCAGGACTGTTGATGGCTCGGAATAGTCCGATGCGATCACAACGCAGCGCACATGCCCGCCGACCTTTTCCCCCGCCGCATTGGTCGCACGGTAACACTTCACACCACCAACACCATCAATCGCCTTGATTTTCTCCCTGTAATCCGCCCGGTTGCCGCCAAATGCTGCCGCATTAAAGCTGTCTCTCCATCGTTGCCGGAACACTTCGGTATCTTCTTCATCCTCTCCCGGGATCAGCACTTCGGTAAGTTCACAGGTTGTAAGCCCCGGAACATAATCAATCGGGATCATATCCCCGAAGTTCCGGTTTCCGGCTTCGCCCAACGTCTCGCAGATCATCTGGTAATAAAAAAATCCGTCTTTCTGCTCGATAAAATCTGACACATAGTAGTTCAGATCATCCAAGCTGAAACGGATTCCACTTTTGACTTCAATATTAAATTTCCCTTTTAACACCGCATGTGTCGCAGCTTCGGGGATCAACCCTCGGGTATCATACGCAATCTTTGCAAGATACTCACGATCCGCAGTATCTCCGAACATCTGCCGAAACATCCACTCCAATGTAATATACATCTGTGCCGCTTCCGCGCTGTTAGCTCCACACGCAAAATGAATCAAGCTTCCCTCGCGCTTATCTATCGTTGATTTTACCTGCGCAAGTTTCTCTTTCATGAGATTTTCATATGTCTTATCCTCAAACAATCTATACCGTCACCTCTTTCTCTACATCGATCGTGCCTGCGGTCGAATCAACCGAAAAGGTAGTGTGTATCACGCCTTTCCGTGGAACATCAAACGTGAAATTATACACCTTTGTGATCCGGTCATCCTGCATCAGCGCATCTGTAATCCGGTGCTCCAGTTCCGGAATACAGTATGATGTCGGCATCCCGATCAGATCTGCCAGCTGTATGCCATAATTCCATGACACAAGCGGGCATTGGTACCGTTCTACATTTAAGATAAGGAAGATCGCCTGTTTTACTGCGGGGATCCCATCACAATTCCCTTTTACCGCCTGCCTCTCTACCTGCATTGCAAATGTCTTTGAGGGCTGATCCTCATATTCAATGTTTGATAACTGATTACCCGGTATCACATTATCCCTCCTCACATCGGTCAAGTACCATGTATTTCTGACCGCCCTGCTGCCGCACCATAATCACCTTTTCTCCGGACTGTAAAGCATTCTTGATCTTTATTTTTTTCTTTTCCAGTTTTACCGGATGCTCATGTGCCGGACTTCCCGCGGTCTCGGTGTCAAACTCTGCTTCAATCTCCTGTTCATGATCCGTAAGATATCTCGGGATCACAAGCGTGCTCCCATCCAGCACCAACTTATCATCAATACGGATTTTTAACGGTGCCGCTGATTCCACCGTACCAAACAAAAATGTACATGGATCAGATTCCTCAATACAGTTTTTTGCGATCGTCTTAATGCTGTCAATCAGTTGTGCATCCAAAATATCACCTCTATTCCATAAACTCACCGCCGGACAGCGTGAGTGTCATTGTATGTTCTTCCTCGTTAAAAGTATGTGTTGCTTTTTCCACCATCATAAAATTGTGCAGCCAGTAATTGCTCACGGAAAACATGACCAGCGGATAAGTTCCGGCGCGTATCCGCACATCGCCAAATGCATCTTTCACCTGAAAGTTTCTGGAAACCTTGTTGTAATATTTCAGCAGTGCTTCCGCTTTGCTTGCGCCGTTCTCTCCATCGTTTAGAGTGTCGTAATACTGTAACACGCCCCATTCGTTGATGTGAGAAGAATCCTTTGTCATGTATATTTCACGTTTTCCGGTGTCCTTATTATCATAGGTCAATTTCACCTGATTATAGGTATCTCCGTCAATAGATGTCGAATACTCATAATTTTCCCCGGTTTCCGCATCCAGTATCAGATTCATTTTTCTGTCCGCGATATTCTGCAGACAGATCTTGCCGTAATCATCATACAGCACATATACCTGTCTCGTGTTCATCATCGTCAGATCAAGCGCATTCTGCATAATATCAAACAGCGTTTTGTTGGATTCTATCCGTTGCGGTATAACATATCCGGTATCTGTGATTCTGCCGCAGCTCAGCCGGAAATCATCACAGATGCGTTGCAAAAGCCGCCCCGCCGTGATCCCGCTGTATGAATAAGTGTCCTTGTTTTTAAAATACCGCAGCTGGTCATAACAGGTGACTTTCATTTCTTCATTTTTCTGATGAGACATTTTAAAGATGTATCCATAAAACACATCATTCCACACCTTGTTTTCAAAGACCCGGAACCGCACCGGATTTCCCTCATCTATATCAAGATTGACATCAGCGTAAATCGTAAACTCCAACTTTCCTGGAGATCCCTTCCGCACCGTTTCCCATTTGATACCTTCCTTTACCTGGGGTACAAAGATCGTCCCCCGGTTTAAAATTTCAAGCGTGTACACCTTTCACCTCCTACGGAATTGTGAGCACCAGTCCCGGCCATATGGCATGATCGGGATTTTTTGTTATGTTGTTGGCATTCATGATCTTGTCATACTCCGCTCCGGATCCGTAAAAAAACTGTGCAATCTTCCAAAGCGTATCACCTTCCTGCACCGTATATGACAGGTTCCCACCACTTCTCGGTTTATGCTCTCTGGTGGATCCATAAGGCACTACCTTTCCGTCATCCGTAAGCGAATACAGTTTCGTGCAGTGCGGCTTAAACTCCTTGATCTTTATTTCTGCCGTGGTATCAAACCCATTATCCGCAGATTCTTTTTCCGTGATATCTTCCATCACACACCGCATGATCGTGTAACTTATCATTTTGCCGGTTGGAAACATACGCGTTACGATAAAATTGAACGGCTGCTTGTTTTCCATGTATGCCTTGAAGTAATCCAGATAATAAGATGCCGGATGAAACGCATCCAGATACATAGCAAATGGGTATCTGACATTTGGGAGCAGGCAGTTGAAAGAGACTTCTTTCAACCCGCCTGTCTTTAATATGTTTACCTCGCCGTCATTAATCAGCGTAATCGTATCATTTCTCCCATTGTGCTTGATCTTCATCTCTTCCGGCGGAACCGGAAGCAATAATTGATCCAAAAAAATGTTATACATCCTATCCCTCCGCTGATATCATGATCTGTTCCTGCAATACACCGTTGAGCCGGTCTGCAATGTCGTCCAGATCTGACATATTGTTTACCTGATTCGTTACGCCGCCCATGTTGACCTCGACTTTGGTAAATACGGTCCGGTCGATGATGTCCCGCTCCGCAATGTCACGCAGATACTTCAGGTCATCGTCTGTAATGTCTACCGCATCCGCGATTCTTGCGGTATCCTCGGCTGTGTTTCCGGTGTTCCCTGCAATATCATCCAGTGATCCGGTATTTCCCGCGATGTCGCCAGTGTTTCCGGCAATATTGCCAAGACTGGAATCCCCAAGGATGGATGAATAATCTTTTTGATGATCGTCTTTGTCTGGAAGTCCGTCACTTGGATTGAAGAAATCTTTCAGACCAGAAATCTTATCCGATACTTTATCAGAAATTCCATCTCCCCAGTTTGCTCCCTTATTATATGCTTCCTGAACCCATCCATCCTGAAATACCTCAAATGTATTTTTCCCTTCATTCCAGGCATCTGAAATACTATTATATTCCTGCTTACTGTTTGCTGCTTGCATAGCCTTAGCAGCATAACCATTTGCCGCAGACCATAATCCACTTGTATCAAAACTTACAAAAGGCAATTTGTTTAATGCATCACCAATGGCTGCTATGATACTGACAACAACATATTCAAAGCCATAAAAATATGATTTTGCTTCCGCTAATGCATTATGAAATGCAATCGGTATATTTCCTGCTATCGCCGTAATCGAATTCCAAATTGCCAACACCACATCTGCTATTGCCAATCCAAAATTTTTAAAATATTGTAAACCGACATTAACAGCCCCACAAAATACTCCAAACGCTGTTTGTGCCGTGCCACCCATCTTTGCAATATGCGCACACACCAGCACTATTACTACTACTAAAGCACTAATAAGCAATATAATCCATGTAAGCGGGCACGCCAACAAAGCAGCATTCAATCCATATTGAGACGCCGTATATGCAAATGTAGCCCCTGTTGCCATTGCCGTTTGTGCATTATGCACTGCTTGTGCTGCAGCTGACACTCCATTTATAACTGCCACAACACCTGCAATCAAAGCATATGCTGCCAAGGCCGCAACCACTCCGTATATAATCGGTGCTATTACTCCCCAATTATCCGACACAAAGCTTCCCGCTTCTGTCATTGCATTTCCTATGTTCATGGCAAGATCTACCACCATTCCCATATACCAAGCAACAGTATCTAACGTATTCTCTACTGTCTGCCCGAACATCTGAACCATTTCCATTGTGCTCGGAAGACCGCGCGAAGCTAAGGCCGCATCCAGATTTTCTATAATTTCGACCCAACCACGGTTTATTGCAGCTCCAACATTGGCAAAGGTAGTTGCCCAGGTATCGCCCGCTGTTTTTGCCGCTCCACTCGATACGCCAGCATCCATTGCCTGACTGACCACTGTCAAGAATTGTGCGGCAGATATTGTTCCATCACTTAAATCATCCTGTACTTGACTAACAGATTCTCCTACCGCATTGGCATAAATCTCCGCTGCTCCAATTCCGGCATCGAATAAACGGCTTAATTGATCGGCTTCAACCGTTCCTTTCGAATACATCTTACCGATCGCATCCACAACGCTTTCAAGCTGCTCATTCGTTCCCTCTCCATAAAAGCTGACGGCATCCGCCCAGATACGGATCTGCTCCGTTGCCGCTCCGAGGGACATTCCACGCGTGATAAATCCCTGTGTTGCTTTACTTGCAACATCCAATCCATATGCAGTTCCAACCGTTACATCTTTCAGCTTTGCCAGCGCAGCTTCTGCCAGCCCGGCATCCCCGGTCATGGTCGTTATCGTTTTTTGAAAGCGGTTCATCGTATCGATTCGTCCAAAGGCTCCACTCATATCCATAACACCCGCATCGCCAAGCACGTTTTTTACCAAGCCAAGAGCATTATTGGCTACAACAATAGCCTTTTCCCATTCTTTAAATCCACTGTCTACCTGCACCACTTTGGAATGGCAATCTGCTATCGTATCATTGAATCGATTTTGTGCTTCTATATTATTGTTTATCTGCTGATGCACCTCTTCCATTTCCTGTCCAATAGGAAGTGATCCGCTTGGTTCTTCCATCGCTGCGTTCATTCTGTCGAGGGCCGCTGTTGTTTGAACAATCCTGTCCTGTGCCGCCTGTAATGCTGATGTGTCAATTCCTGTATTCATTGCTTCTGACATATCATACATAGAACTGATCGCGATGTTTACTGTATCAATTACTCCATACAATACACTGCTAAATCGATCCTGTAATTCTATTGCGGTCATAATTGATGCCATACCATCACCTGCCTTTCTTTCTTGCTTTTGCCTTGACTTTCTTTGCTTCCTCTTTTTCTTTTGCGATCCTAACCTGTATAGATGCTATCAAGAACGCTTTTTCCTGCTCGCTTTGGTGTTCACCGTCCCAGTGATATGTACTTTTCCATCTTCGAACCGTACCGGCAGGAACCTCTAGTTGACTTGCAATCTCAACCAGCTTCATCCCGCCCTTATACAGCTTGTCTCAATCTTACTTATAACGTAATGCTGCCCCGTCTGTACTCTGATAACCCTTGTTCCTACTTTATACACGTCTCTATTCCTCTCTTTCCAAAATTCATTTAATGCCCGCTTCGTACCATGCAAAACAGCAGCTCCGTTAAAGATTTCTTTCTGGTTCCTGCAATGCATGGCCGGATCACTTCAAGTCTCCACGACAGTTTCTCTGATACGGGTGTAGGCTCTTCAAACTCTTGATACTTGTCCCTCATCACCGGCACAGCGACCATAATGCCATAATGTGCAGAAGAATCCTGGTTCGTCTTGCGCAGATGCTTGTCAAAAGTTCCATCCTGCAGATCGGGAAGAATGTTCTTATAACACTGCATTGTGGTTACTATGTAGTTCTTCTCCCCATAAAAATTTAAGCCGTTGCCGCTGTATACGTCCTCTTTGCAGCTCTTAATTTCGTAGCATATGAAGATTCCCTTTTCCAGTGCGGATACCGCATATTGATTCGGTGGCTCAAACTGCATGTAATCCACTCTTCCGCCTTTCCCCGCGGTCGTAAATGCATCAACGCTTACTTCACTCGCCCAATACTTCCCCATACCTCTAAATCTATCACTTTTAAGCAGTTCTCCGAGAAACCTCGTTGTTTCCGCTCTATTCATTCGTCTGCTCCTTTCTTGCACCCTCTCCCAATCCGATGTATAATATCCTCGGCACCAGTTCTGGGAGGAGTGCGGTTTCGCCCGTACCGCCAGTGTCTAGGTTCAAACATTCGAAAATCCCGTAGAACACTCGGCGGCTGGTGCTTTAAATCTCAGTTAAC